TAATTTTTATGGTATAAAAGATTATGCAAATAGATAAACTAAAAGATTATAGTGGACTAGTTTTAAGATGGACACTGATTGTAGTTTCTATCTCTTTCGCTTGGTCTAACTTAAATAACAGAGTTTCTAATCTTGAAGCTGATGTAATTCCTATTTCTCAAAAAATTGATTTTTTAGTTCAAGCTAATCAAGCCATGATGCTTGATATAGCTGTTATAAAAGAAAAAGTTATGCAACTAGAAAACAAAGTTGAGAAAAAGTAATTATGGCTAAAAAGCAGAATACTTCTTCTCAAACTATTGAACATGTTGTTAAAAAAACTACAATAGGTGATGGTAGGATTAGTTGGTCTACAATGAATAAACATAAAAGAAGAAATTTCAAACAATACAGGGGTCAAGGAAGATAATGGCTATAACAAGAGCCCAAGAAAAACAACAAGTATCTACAGGAGGTAGAGTAATGAAAAAAAATTTAAAACCTGTTTCTAGTAAAAATAAGGGTCTAAAAAAATTGCCCACTAATGTAAGAAATAAAATGGGATACATGAAAAAAGGTGGCAAAGTAAAATAATGGAATGTCGTTGCACTTGTAAAAAATGCACATGTCCTTGTCATTGCGAAGAAACATGTATGTGTGAATGTGCTGGGTGTGAACACGAAGACGAGGAAAAACAAGATGGCTAAATTATGTGCAAAAGGTAAAGCGGCCGCAAAAAGAAAATTTGATGTGTATCCATCAGCATACGCTAACATGTATGCATCTGCTGTTTGTTCAGGAAAAGTAAAACCTGGAGGAAAAACAAACAAAGATTCTCAAGAAAGAAAAAAAGTTTCTAATTACAATCAAGGTGGTATTGCCAAAGGTTGTGGTGGTGTAATGGAAAATAGAAGAAAGGTAACCAAAAAGTATTAATGTCCGAAGGAGGGTTAAGAAAATGGGTGAAAGAAAAGTGGGTGGACATAGGGGCACCCAAGAAAGATGGGAAGTATCAGCCTTGCGGCAGAACATCAACGACAGGAACCAAAAGGAAGTATCCAAAATGTGTTCCACTTGCAAAAGCCACACAGATGAGCGATTCGCAAAAGGCCTCTGCTGTTCGCAGAAAAAGAGCCGCAGGTAATCCTGGTGGTAAACCAACAATGGTAAAAACATTTGTCTCGAAGAAAAAAAGCTGAAGAAATAAAAGAAGATGTAATTAATTGGTCTAAAAAAGTTTTAGAACCAATGAATAAACATTTAGGATTTCCAGCTTGTCCTTTTGCTGCCAAATGGAGAAAAGACGGTAAACTTAGAATAGAAGTTCGTATGGATAAATCTAAGTATGAAAAACACCTAACAGATGTTCTTAAATCTTGGAATAAAAAACAGCACGATATTATAGTTTATTGTGATCCTTTTTGGGACCAATATACTCCTGAGCAATTTCAAGAAAAAATAGATTTTTATAATAATCTCTATAATAAAAAAGATGTTTATTTTATGGGATTTCATCCTAAGACTCCTGCAGATCCTAATAATGAAGAATTTCTTTGTGATCCTACAGAAGAACCTGTTGAACATTCTAGTTTACAATACTCTATGATGCTTATACAAAAGTTTAAACAGTTGTATGAAGCAAGTTGCAAACTACACAAGATAGGCTATTATGAGAAATGGCCTAAAGAATACTACAATGAAGTAGTATCTGAGAGGCAAAATTTATACGAAAAACTTTTTAAGAGGAGTAAATCATGAAGGTAAAAAAGCAAGTAATCAAAAAAAGAGGTGGTGGCATCGCTAAGAAACGTGGTGGTGGCATGATGAAAATGAAATCAGGTGGCGCTGTCAATCAACACAAAAGAATGGCAATGGGTGAAAAGGTTAACTAATAAATGGCTACCTCTGGAACAACCACTTTCAATTTAGATATTGATGATGTTATCGAAGACGCATACGAAAGATGTGGTCTTGAAACTAGATCAGGTTATGATTTAAAATCAGCTAGAAGAAGTCTTAATATCTTATTTCAAGAATGGATGAACAGAGGTGTTCATTTATGGAAAGTAGAAAATGTTTCTGCTAACTTAGTAGCAGGAACAACTGCTTATGTTGCACCTAGTGATGCAAGTGATGTTTTAGAAATGACATTTAGACAAACATCAGGAAGTAATATTACTGATACTACAATGACTAAAATATCTAGATCAGAATATCAGGCTATTCCTAATAAGTTTAGTCAAGGACAGCCTACTCAATACTATGTAGAAAGAAATCTTTCTAATGTAGTAATTAATCTTTATCAAACACCTAACACAACTGATACTCAAATAAACTATAACTATATTGGAAGAATACAAGATGTAGGGGCTTATACAAATCAGCCTGACGCACCTTTTAGATTTTTACCTTGCATGGTTTCAGGTTTAGCATTTTATTTGTCTCAAAAGAAAGCTCCACAAATGACTCAAGCTTTAAAATTATATTATGAAGATGAGCTACAAAGAGCATTGACGGAAGACGGTCAACGAGCATCGGTCCACTTAACACCACAAAATTATTTTATAAACGGATCATAACATGTCTGTATTTTCTACAGGTAAATATGCCATAGCTATCTGTGATCGCTGTGGGCAACAATATAATTTTCATCAACTCAGAAAAGAATGGAATGGTTTAATGACTTGTCCTGAGTGTTGGGAGCCTAAACATCCTCAATTAGTTACTAAAAATAATCGTTCAGGAGATCCTCAAGCTTTACCTTGGGCGAGACCTGCTAGAACAGAGACACCAGTACCTGTAATGTTGGATCTTGATCCTTTAACAGTTACTCAAGGATCTTCTGTTATCAATGTTTTTGAAGACTCTCATGGAAGAACTACAGGAGATGTAGTTCGATTTAGAGATGGTCTAGGTGGTTTTGGTATAATTGCTAGTAACATCAATTATGATTTAGGATATACTATTGCAGTTGTTGATGATAATAACTATACTTTTACTGTGAATACAGATGTAGCAACAGGAAACGGAACAATTGGAGGAGGCAGTATTTCTGTTGGACCAATTGTAGTACAACCATGAACTATAGTGAACTTTTAACCAATGTCAGAAACTATACAGAGGTAAGCGCTGATGTCTTATCTAATTCTGTAGTTAATGTATTTATTACAAATATTGAAAATAAAATAGCTAGACAACTAGATAGTGATGATCAAAGAAGATATGCCACTACTACTTGTACTGCTAATAATGCTTTTTTAGATGTATCAGGTCCTGAGGGTGGCTTTCGTTTTGCTAGAGGTCTTCAATTAGTTAAATCTAATGAGGAGAGAGTTTGGCTTCAACAACGAGATGCTACATTTATGGATGAATACGCTGTGGAAAGATCCACTACCGATACAAATTATACAGGTGAGCCTAAGTATTGGGGTAATTGGAATGACAATACTTTAATTTTGGCTCCTACTCCTAATCAAGTTTATACTATTGAAATGTGGTATGATGAAACTCCACAACACTTAGATACAAGTAATAGTAGTTCTACTACTTTTGTTTCTAATAATGCTCCTGAAGTTCTTCTCTATGGTGTCTTGGGTGAAGCCTTTTCCTACTTGAAAAATCCACAAGATATGCAATTATATGAGGCAAAGTACCAAGTCGCTCTGCAAGATTTTGCACAAGAGCAAATGGGAAGAAAACGTAGGGATGAGTATCAAAATGGTGTGTTACGCATTCCAATGAAATCGCTAACACCATAAGGGAGTAACAAAAAATGGCAATTAACCAAGCAGTTTGTGCAACATTCAAACAGCAGTTGTTAGATGGCGATCATGATATATCAAGCGATACAATCAATCTCGCTCTTTACACAAATGCAGCAACTTTGGATGCAAACACATCAGCCTATGCAGCAACTGACGAAGTCGGTGCATCAGGCACATACGCAGCAGGCGGAGGCACTTTACAAAATGCAAACGTCAGCTTAACTAAAACTAACGCAACAGCATCAACAGCTTTTGTAGACTTTGATGATTTATCATTCACAAGTGCAACAATCTCAGCTCAAGCAGCTTTGATTTACAACACATCATCAGCGAATGTAAATGCTTCAATTTGTGTGTTAGACTTTGGCGGAACAAAAACATCCACAAACGGAACATTTACAATTCAGTTTCCAACAAACGATGCAAGTAGCGCTATTCTAAGGATTTCCTAATCCTAGGAGATCCTTACCATGGCAGCACTCGAAGGTTGGGGCAGAGGTACCTGGAGCGAAGGCGCTTGGGGTGAATACATACCTGTCTCAGTTACAGGTATCCAATCGAATACGAGTGTTGGCACTTTATCTGTTGTTGCTAACGCATTAGTTACACCAACAGGAGTTTCATCAGGCGTTGTTCTTGGAACAGCAGTCGGTGAACCTGAATCTATTTATCCTGTAACAGGGGTTCAATCTAACACAGCTATAGGAACTGTTTCAGTTCAAGAAGGTCATGGCGCAATAGTCACAGGCCTTGAGATGACGTTTGCTGATGGCACTGAAGAAGTCATTACAACAGTCGATGCTGGTTGGGGAAGAAATACTTGGGGATCTTTTGCATGGGGTGAAAATATTACTATCTATGCAAACCTTGTCGGACAACAAGTATCTACGGATATTGGTACAGTTACTACACAAACAGGTACAGGTGTTGACGCACCTGTCACAGGTAATTCTGTTGCAACAACACTAGGAACTGTTTCTCTATCTACCGATCAAGTTATTTCTGTCACAGGATTTAATGTTAACGCATTACTTCAAAATCCAACAATTATTGCTGATGGCAATGTCACAACATCTGCTCCTGGCGATCAAATGGATTTTGCTATTGGCTCAATTAATATTGACATCTATACACAAGTAGATCCAACAGCAGTCACTTCGACATTTGAAACAGGCACACTGACAATGACAGGAGATGCGAACTTCTCCTTAACAGGCGATCAGGCAAATACAAGTGTAGGTACAGTAACAATTATTGAAGGTACAGGTGTCATTGTTCCAACAACAGGCGTATCTATTCAGTTCTCAGAGGGTACAGAAACCATTTCAGGTAATGCAGTGGTCACTCCAACAGGTGTTGCATTGTCCGTGATTACAGGTAATATGTTCTCAACCCCATGGGCTAATGTAGTAACGGGTGCAAGTAATACTTGGACTCCAGTGGCGGCATAAAAAAAATGTTGCTTGGAATAACAAAAAATATATATTTTAAAGAGGTTTAAAACATGGCAAGTACATACTCAAACAATCTTAAATTAGAGCTCATGGAAACAGGCGCTAATGCCAATACATGGGGTAATAATACTAATACAAACTTACAAACAATTGATGCTTTTTCTGCTGGTTATTTATCTAAATCAGTTGCAGGTTCTGCCAATGTCACATTAACAACAGCCAACGCTGATCCTACTGCTGAATCTTCAAACAAAGTTTTAGATTTAAATGGAACACTAACAGGAAACATTCACGTTTTTCTCCCTGCTGTAGAAAACAACTATCTTGTTTATAACAACACAGCTGGGGCATTTACTGTAAATATAGCTGCAACAGGTGAAGCAGGTGTTCAAATAGATCAAGGTAAATATGAATGGGTTTACTGTGATGGCACTAATGTTTCTAAAGCAGAACTAGGAACATCTAATGCATCTGAATTGACTTCAGGCACACTTGCTGATGCAAGATTATCTGCCAATGTTACTCTTAACAATGCTTCAACTATCAGCACAGGAACTCTTCCTAATGCTCGATTAGATCAGCAACTGCAAGATGTTGCAGGATTAGCAGTTACAGACGGTGGTTTTATTGTAGGTAATGGTGCTAATTTTGTTTTAGAAACAGGATCAACTGCAAGAGATAGTTTAGACTTAGGGACTTCTGATGATCCTCAGTTTAACTCTCTAGGTATTGGAACAGCAGCTTCTGCTACCACAGGTCAAATTAGAGCGACTGATGACATCACTGCTTTCTATTCTTCAGACGTAGCACTTAAAGAAAATATTCACAACATTGAGTCTCCAATGGATAAAGTACAACAATTAAATGGTGTTCTCTTCGATTGGAAACAAGATTGGATTGATACTAATGGTGGAGAAGATGGTTATTTTGTTCGTAAAACAGATGTAGGTGTCATAGCTCAAGATGTTGAAAAAGTTTTACCAGAGGTCGTAGGCACAAGACCTAACGGAGTTAAAGCCGTAAAATATGATCGTCTATGTGCTTTATTAATCGAATGCGTAAAGGATTTACAATCTCAAATAAATGACCTCAAGAAAGGAAACTAATTAATGACTACACCTACAGGTCAAATTGGTCTTTCTGATGTTAATACAGAATTAGGAAACTCTCCTACTGCTCAAATTAATATGAACTCTGCTCCCGTTCGTGGACTAGCAGGCGTTCCTACTGGTGCAATTTCCATGTCTAATCTACAAGGAAAATCAAACGCTCAGTTCGTTATTGCATCAGGTGGCACTGAAACCACATCAGGTGATTGGAAAATTCATACTTTTAATTCCTCTGGAACACTCACTGTCAATCAAGTTGGTAACCCTGCTGGATCAACCACTGTCGATTATTTTGTACAAGCAGGTGGTGGCGGTGGGGGACATGGAGCAGGTAATTATGCAAACGCACCAATGGCAGGCGGTGGCGGTGGTGGAGCTGGAGGATTTAGAGAATCTGTCCCTGCACCAGCAGCATGGCCAGCAAGTCCTTTAGTTAGTCCAGGTGGTTCTTTAGGTGTTTCTGTAACAAGCTACCCTATAACAGTAGGTGGTGGCGGAGCAGGTGGAAATCCACAAGCAGGTAGTGGTAGTCCTTCAACTTTTTTTAATATTACTTCTGCTGGTGGTGGTGGTGGTGCAGGAGCACACTCCAATACTGGTGGTTCGCCTGGTGGTTCTGGTGGCGGTGGAGCCACTCAAGGATTTTATTATAATTCATGGCCTGGAGGATCAGGAAATAATCCTCCTACATCTCCCCCACAGGGACAAAACGGTGGTTCTGCATACGTCAGCGCTAGTGGTAGTGGTGGTGGTGGTGCTACTGGTGGAGGTACAGCAGCTTACAATAGTGGCGGCGGTGGACCAGGTGGAGCAGGTGCTACTACTTCAATTTCAGGAGGCTCTGCATCTTACGCTGGTGGCGGTGGCGGCGGAGGAAAAAACGCAGGCAGTTCTGGTGGTTCTGGTGGCGGCGGTCCTGGTGGCTCTGGTGGTGGCTTTGAAGGTCCTCCTGGACAAGGTACAGCAGGCGGCACTAATCAAGGTGGCGGCGGTGGAGCAGGTGTTAGAGGTGGCGGCCTAGGCGCATCTGGTGGCTCTGGAAAAGTTATTATAAGGTATAAGTTTCAATAGGAATATAAAGATGGCACATTTTGCAAAAATAGATGAAAATTTTAGAGTTTTAAGTGTTGAGGTAGTTGCTAATTCAGACAATTATAATTCAGAAACTCAACAAGAAGATGAAAATATAGGTATTCAATTTTTAACTAATATTCATGGATGGCCTTTGTGGAAACAATGTTCTTATAATACTCGTAATGGAAAGCACTATGATAGCGATGGTAACGAATCTGTAGATCAATCAAAAGCTTTTAGAAAAAATTATCCTGGAATAGGTTGGACATGGGATGAAAGCAAAGATATGTTTGTACCCCCAAAGCCTTATGATTCTTGGCTACTTAATGAAACGACAGGGCTATGGGAAGCTCCTGTTGCATATCCTGATGATCCAGATCAAAACTATGCTTGGAATGAATCAACAACAAGTTGGGTAGTAGCTTCCTAAAAAATGTTTTTTAAAGATTCTCTAACAGAGCAATATATTTTAACCGATATAATTCCTTCCATACTTCCTATTGATTTAAAAGAACTAAAATCAAATGTCATTAAAAACTATGCATTTAAAAATTTTCAAAATGATTCTGATTGGAACTATTTAAACCAATATTATAATTTAGATGATGATGTAAATATAACTTGGATTCAAGATTATATTAGAGATCATTACAGAGTAGATTATAAAAAAACACCTGTATTTTTAAAAAGAGCAGGGCTAATTCAAAATTATAATGAAGCAATAGAGTTTCATCAGCACATAGACGAATATAATATTGAAGGATCTCCTGACATATCCGCCATTGTTACTATTGATTGTGCTGAAGAAGAACCTAGTTTTGTTGAGTTTGAGTATGAAGGGGGAAGAAAAAGACATATGAAATCTAGAGTGAAATTAGAAAATAAAAAAATAATATTATTTAATTCAGAATTACGACATCGTTTCCTACCTAATAAAAATCAAAAACCATTAATTAATTTATCTTTAAAATTCCAACTAATTTGATAATATCCTATTAAATTAAGAAATGAATTTAGAGAATTTTTACTATTGTTTTGAAGCTGCTGTACCGTCAAGAATATGTGATGACTTAGTTTCTTATGGAGAACAACAAGCAACTCAAATAGCTTTAACTGGAGAATACGAAGGTATCACTCCTAATAATGAAAAAGATATTTCAAAACTATATAAAACAAGGAATTCTTCAATTGTTTGGATGAATGAACCTTGGATATATAATTCCATTATACCTTTTGTTAATGAAGCAAATAGGTTAGCTAATTGGAATTTTGAATGGTCTGTATCGGAAACTTGTCAATGGACAAAGTATTCAGAAACACAACATTATACTTGGCATCAAGATTCTTATAGTAAACCATATAATAAACCACAAGAAAAAACCTATGGTTTAATTAGAAAGCTTTCTGTAACTGTATCTTTAGCAGATGGAGACAGTTATGAGGGAGGAGATTTAGAATTTGATTTAAGAAATAGAACAGATAGTCAATCTAATGTAATTAGTTCAAAAGTAGCTAGAACAAAAGGATCTGTTATTGTTTTCCCATCTTTTGTTTGGCATAGAGTAGCTCCTGTTACTAAGGGAGTTCGTTATTCATTAGTAATTTGGAATTGTGGTAAACCTTTTGTATAGTTTAAAAATAGAAGGAGTAAATATAAATGACTAAAAAGAAAGAACCTATAACTAAAAATTCTTTTAAAGAAAAAAATTACGAAATTATAAAGGGAGCTATTTCTTCTGAATTAGCCTCTTTTGTTTATGTGTATTTTCAGAACAAAAGAGCTGTTGCTCAAGTATTACAAGAGACTAAATTTTTATCCCCTTTTGATAATACATGGGGAACTTGGAAAGATGAACAAATACCTAATACTTATTCCCATTATGCAGACTTAGTTATGGAAACATTAATGACAAGAACTTTACCTATAATGAAAAAAGTAACAGGTCTAAATTTAATTCCTTGTTACACCTATGCAAGAATTTATAAATATGGAGACGAATTACATCGACATAAAGATAGACCTTCTTGTGAAATTTCTACAACTTTAAATTTAGGGGGAGATGCTTGGCCTATTAAATTAGAGCCCTCTGGTGAAGAAGGAAAAGAAGGTGTTACTGTAGATTTAAAACCAGGCGATATGTTAGTTTATAAAGGAACCGTAGTAGAACATTGGAGAGAACCGTTTCAAGGATATGATTGTGGGCAAGTTTTTATGCATTACAACGATCAAGATGGCCCTTTTGGTTCTTCCAATTTAAATGATAAACGACCAATGTTAGGATTGCCAGCGTGGTACAAAAGTTAAAAGAAAAAAAATTAGATCCATCTTCTTTAATAGGAGGATGGTATATACCTACAGAAATATGTGATGAATTGGTTAATTATTTTAATTTTAACAAAAAATACTTAAAACAGGGTAAGGTCGCAAAACAAAATAGTCTTGTTGAAGAAGATAAAAACATTAAAGATAGTTTTGACTTAAACGTAAGTAGTGGAAATTATGATGTGGTAATAGGAGAGTATAGAAAGTGTTTAAAAAATGTTTTAGATAATTATTTAGAAAAATATAAATTTTGTAATGATGTTTACTTTTTTGATATTAAAGAATCATTTAATATACAATATTACCCTATTGGTGGTGGCTTTAAAAAATGGCACTGTGAAAATACTGGCGATGAAGTGTTCTTAAAAAGACATCTTGTTTTTATGACTTATTTAAATGATGTAGAAGATGGTGGCACAGAATTTTACTATCAAGGTATAAAAACAAAAGCGGAAAAAGGACTAACACTTATTTGGCCAGCCATATGGACTCATACTCATAGAGGTGCTGTTAGTAATACAAAAGAAAAAATTATCGTTACAGGGTGGTATAGTTTTTTAGATACAAAGGAGAAACAATGATTAAACCAGAAGAACTAAAAGATAAGAATTTTAAAATATTCTTAGGAATGCCAATGTATGGCGGAATGTTAACAGAGAACACAATGCATGGATTGTTAAATTTACAGCAATGGTGTATGGCACATGGTGTAGGAGTAAGAATACAATCTATGGGCAATGAAAGCCTTATTACAAGAGCTCGTAATACTATTGTTTCTATGATGATGGATTCTAAAGATTATGTGGCTACTCATTTGTTATTTATTGATGCTGATATTGGTTTTAGTGCTCAAAATATAGAACGACTACTTTGTTTTGATAAAGATGTTGTTTGTGGGATATATCCTAGAAAACACATGCATATGGAAAAGATACCTGAAATATTAAAACAAAACCCTGATGCAACTCCTGATGAGATTGAAGCAAAATCTTTAGGCTATAATTTAAACTTTGACGACCCCCATAATATTAAATTTGATAATGGTTTTTGTAAAGTATCGGAAGCTGCAACTGGGATGATGTTAGTTAAAAGAGAAGTGTTTAGAACTATGTTTAAAAAGTTCCCTGAACGTAAATACAACTCAGATCAAATTATTAATGGTAGTGGATACAAGTCTGATAATTGTTATGATTTGTTTTCAGTAGGTATTTATGGAGAGAAAAGAAGATATTTATCAGAAGATTATTTTTTCTCTAGATTATGGCAAGAATGTGGTGGGGACATATGGGCTGATTGTACAATGCCTCTAACTCACTTTGGTAACAAAGCTTTTAAAGGACATGTAGGTTCCCTGTTCGCTAAAAAAGAATAACTTATGTTATTTAAATTTCTTGAAAAGAAAATTACTTTAGATGTGTTCACTCACAGAAAAGAAGTTTTAGAATTTTTTACATTAGATCGTACTAATAAATTTATACCTAATTGGTTTAAAAAAATTCCAATCAATGATGATTCTAAATCTACATTTTATCCTTCTCCAACTTTAAAAGGATGTTATGGAATAAAAGAACTTTTTAAAAAGGGATTTACTATTCCTTTATGGAGTGATTTAGCTATTAGAATTAATAGTAAAGAAGGAATGCTACAATATCAATTTGCGGACAATGAGAGTATCATAGAGTTTCACGTTGTAGATCAATGGAAATATTATGCTAGCCCTGAAAAAAATATTCACTTTAAAATAATATCTCCTTGGATGATTAAAGAAAAAACAGGAATGCAGTTTTTATGTATTGATTTTTCTTGGGACAGCCTTATTTATGATTATAAAATAATGCAAGGAATTACTAGCTTTAAACAAAATAATTCAACGCATATTAATGGCTTTTTTTCATTAAAGGAAGATATAGATTTATTATTACCTGCTCACAAACCCTTAGTTCATTTTATTCCTTTATCTGATAAAAATATAAGTCTTAAACATCATTTAATTTCTAAAAAAGAATTTTATGAATTAGGGAAGCAGACTTCTAGTTATTTCATAAATCGTATGGTAAAAGCCAAAAAATGCCCTTTTAAAAGATACACTAAAAATATTTAGACTAACTGAAATATAAGATATATATTATCCCCATGCCACTAACCAATTTTAGACCAGCACCAGGCATCAATAAAGAAGTAACCGACTACACAGGCGAAGGCAAATGGGTAGACTCGGACAATGTACGCTTCTTTCAAGGATTGCCACAGAAAATTAAAGGATGGGAGAAGTTCGTCTCCACTACCCTTGTTGGTGTGGTCAGAGATCAACACGCTTGGGTATCTTTAGATGGCACACGCTATGACGCACTAGGAACAGATCGAAAGCTTTATGTTTATTCAGAAGGCTTAGTCACAGACATTACACCTATTAGAGCAACAGAAGCTCTTACCGATCCTTTTACAACCAATGGCACTGCAACAGTTTTAGTAACTGATTCTGGTCATGGTGCATCGACAGGAGATTTTGTTACCTTTGATTCATTCTCAACTATTGATGGTTTAGATATGAATCAAGAATTTGAGATTACAGAAGTAGTTAATACTTCTGCTTATACAGTTACTCATACTTCCACTGCTTCAGGATCAACTGCTGGAGGTGGGGGAACAGGTAATGCAGCTTATCAAATACAAATTGGTCCTGAGTTTTCTGTTCCTGCTTATGGCTTTGGTACAGATACATGGGGATCTGGTGGCTGGGGAGATCCTTCAACATCTTCTAATGTAACACTAGAAGCTCGTCAATGGTCACTGGACAATTATGGAGAGGACTTAATTGCTACAGTTTTAAATGGTGGTACTTATATTTGGGACACTTCTGCTGGTGTATCTACAAGAGCAACTGCGGTGGCTAACGCACCGACTGCTTCTCGTTTAAGTTTAATTTCTACACCTGATAGACATTTAATTTTATTAGGTACCGAAACAACCATTGGTAATCCTGCTACACAAGATGATTTATATTTAAGATTCTCAGACCAAGAGAATATAAACGAATACAATCCAACTGCGATTAATACTGCTGGTTCACTGCGCATTACTGACGGATCACGGATCATTGCCGCCGAACGCTCCAGAGGTCAGATATTAGTTTGGACAGATACTTCACTACAGTCATTACAATACATCGGTCCTCCTTTTACTTTTGGTCTACGACAATTAGGTCAAAACTGTGGAATTATAGGACAACATGGTGCAGTCGATTTGAATGGTGTGTCTTATTGGATGTCACAAGACTCTTTCTATCTATTCGATGGTTCGGTTAAAAAAATACCTTGTACAGTAGAACAGTTTGTCTTTAGTAACTTAAATCAAACAGCTTCTGAGAATACTTTTACAGGGCATAATGGTGAATTTAACGAAGTCTTATGGTTCTATGCTAGAACAGGCTCAGATCAAATTAATGCAGTGGTAGCTTACAACTATAATGAAGGTACATGGTGGACAGGAACTTTAAGAAGAACATCTTGGATTGATAGAGAAGTATTTAATAATCCAATTGCTACTTATTACGACTCTACTGCAACTGCAAACAATGAAACAATTTTAGGATTAACCAATGGTGCATCGACAGTTTATTTACAAGAACAAGGAACCGATGCTGATGGACAAGCCATGACTGCTTACCTTAAATCTGGTGATGTACAGATTGCTCAAGGTGATGAGTTTGCTTTTGTATCTAGACTTATTCCTGACGTTCAGAATCAAAGTGGTGTATTAAATTTAGACTTTGAATTTATGAGATACCCCAATGATACAACACCGGTATCAAAATCAACTAGCTTTACCTCTACAACAAACAAAGTAGATTTACGAGGAAGAGGCAGAGCATTTACTGCAAACTTAGTTTCTAATACAACAGGAACTGCATGGAGATTAGGTACACTTCGTTTTGAAGTACAACCTGATGGAAGGAGATAAAAATATTTTTTAATGATAATTGATAACAATTTTTTAGACGAAGAAAGTAAGTTATTTATAGATAAACAAATACTAGGGAATGATTTTCCTTTTTATATTCAAGGCCATACAACTGGAGATGATATTGTACCTATTTCTTTTTTACATCATCTTGTAGTATCTAGACCAGAAGATGATAATGAAAATACAAGCAGAGTTGTTTCCACTTTTTACCCACAATTTTTAAAAATTTTTGAGTTGTTTACAAACAAAAATAATATTCAACATAGTCAAATACATCGTTGCAGTGTGAATCTTACTTTTAAAAACAATGCTATAGCATGCCCTATTCATCGAGACCATGAATTTGAACATAAACAGCTTTTAATATATCTGAATGATTGTGATGATAAAGATTCTAAAACTGTTATATTTGATGGAAAAGGTAAAAGTATTATAGAAGAAATTCCACCTGAACAATATAGGGGTATTTGTTTTGACTCCTCCCCTCATTGTCATTATTACCCTAAAAAGGGAATAAGAGTTGTTTTGGTATATACCTTTTCATGAGTGCTGATGTACTCGCTCAATTAAATTACTTTAAAAGCAAAAACTACACAAAGACAAATATAGAAGGAGTGGATGTTTGTTATGAGGATAAAAAATATGTGCGAATGGCTCCTAAGACATCTGTTACTTTATCTCCTGGTTTTATCTATTTAATAATTAAACACCCAAATGAATGGGTAGTTCAGTATATTGAATTACAAAAAGAAGCCACACTTGTTAATGAAACAGGTAAATATATGTATTATACTCTTCAAGACTCTGTTTTTGAAGAAGAAGAAAAGGAATTTAAATTGCATATAAAAAGTGGTATACCTCAATAATGGCCAAAATAACCCTAAATAGATTTCCTGATCCAGGACAAGAATATCAGCCTCGTAACTTCTTTGAACTTATTCGTATCTTGGAATCGCTTATACAACAATTAAACTCTACTTATCCAGTAGACTCTGAAAACAAATCCGAAGCAGAGGCATGGTACTTTAGTCGATGAGTTGTAATAATGTCAACGTAGAACCAACCGTTATTGGTGGTGGAGATGGCTCAAACGCTTATGATGCGTTTGGCAGACTAAGAGTATCCGAGCCATTTACTATTTTTGATAGTACAAATGTAATGTCAAAAAATGATCTCTTTGATGAAGCTTTAACTAATAACGGAACTGTTACTTACACATCAAATAAATCTACAGTTAATTTAAATGTAACCACAGCAAGTGGTGATAAAGTCATAAGACAATCAAAAAGAGTGATGTCTTACCAACCTGGCAAATCATTGTTTATATTTAATACATTTGTAATGAATGCACAAGAATCTGGATTAGAACAACGTGTTGGAAGTTTTGATGCAAACAATGGAATCTTTTTTGAAGATACAGGAACAGGTTATCAATTTGTCAGACGTACTTATGTAACAGGTTCTGCTGTAGATAACGATGTTGCCCAATCATCTTGGAATGGTGATAAGTTGGATGGCACAGGAGCTTCTGGCTATACACTCGATCCAACTAAAGCGACTATTTTATTTACGGATTATGAATGGTTAGGAATGGGAAGTGTCAGAGTCGGGTTTGTGATAGATGGTAAATTTATTACAGCACATACATTTTTAAATGCAAATAACTTAAATACCGTTTATATGCAAACTGCAAACTTACCTATTAGATATGAAATAGAAACAACAGGAACTATTTCAGGTGCAGCGACATTACAACAAGTATGTTCTTCTTGTATGATTGAAGGTGGCTATTCTCCACAAGGAGTTATTCAATCGATTGGAACTGCTTCATTAGGTGGAGTTACTTTATCTACTGCAGGAACTTTTTATAATTTAGGAACTATTAAAATTAAATCAGGAAGGCCTTACGCACTTATTATTCCTCAAGGTTTTATAGCTTCTGCTGTATCTAACTCTGATTTTGAAGTACAGTTAAGACAAAACGCAACTCCTTCAACAGCATTTTCATATACAAGTTATTCTGATAATATAGAGTATGATTTAGATGGTACTAAAACCATAACAGGAGGAACGATTATCAATAGAACTTATTTATCAGGTAAAGGAGTTTCT